AAAAAAGTTTCCCTCGGATTTACTCTGATTGTCTTATTTCGTCCTGAAGCTTACGGATTAGAAACTCTCCATCAACCGAAGTCAGCTGTTGATACCACGGACTTCTGAAAAACTTCTCAATCTGTAAAGCCTCATCTATTGCTGACTTGCTTTTGGGATTACGCTTTACCTTTTTGAGTGCGGCTCTGTAATCAGCAACCGCACTAAGGATGATCGCATTCGCAAGTCTTTCATATGGATCCTCTGCCAGATTCTTACTTGCCATCTCCCACCTCTGCTTTCACGGCATCTATAAGTGCCGATTGTGTGAGGTCTTTTGCTTCCAGTGCTTTCAGGATTCTCTCATCAACAGTTCCATCTGTAACAATATGAATCACAGATACGGTCCCTTCTGTCTGACCCTGTCTCCATAATCTGGCTACAGTCTGCTGATACAGTTCAAGGCTCCATGTGATACCAAACCATACAAGGATGTTTCCTCCAGATTGCAAATTCAAACCATGACCTGCAGATGCCGGATGAATAAGTCCTACCTGTAACTGCCCCGCATTCCACTTTTTAATGCTGGCATCAGAATCAAGCTGTTGATAATCAATGCCAAGATTACTAAGTCTTTCCGATATTCTTCTAAGGTCATGCTTGAACCAGTAAGCCACTAACACAGGTTTGCCATTTGCAGCTTCGATTAAATCTTCAAGTGCATCCAGCTTTCTCTCATGGAAAATATTCACATCACCGTCATCACTATAAATAGCTCCATTCGCAAGCTGTGATAATTTACCTGAAAGAGTAGCCGCATTGGATGCAGTAATCTCACCGCCTGGAAGCTGTAACACAAACTCATCTCTTAATGCCTCATACTTTGCTTTTTCAGTATCATCCAGATAAACCTTATATTCTGTAGAAATCAACTCCGGCATTTCCAAATAATCAGTTCCCTTCATAGAAATCGTAATATCCGAAATCTTATCGTAAATTCTATCCTCTGCTCCCGGTAAAAGCTTGTAGGTATAAACAATCGGACCATTCATTCTATCAGGCTTAAAGTAATTCACTCTGTACTGACCAATGAATCTTCCGAGTCTCTCACCCATATCCAGCACCTTAAATTCTGCAAACAAATCCATAAGTCCATTGGAAGAAGGTGTACCGGTCAAACCGACTACTCTTTTCACCATAGGTCTTACCTTCATAAAGGACTTGAATCTCTTTGCCTGCCAGTTCTTAAAGGACGAAAGCTCATCAATTACAACCATGTCGAAATCAAAAGGTACACCGCTCTGCTCTACAAGCCACTGAACATTTTCACGATTGATAATAAAAATATCTGCATCTGCTGCCAGTGCCTTTTTTCTCTCAGTTGCTGTTCCTACTGCAATGGAATATCTCAATCCTTTCAGGTGATCCCATTTTTTGATTTCATCAGACCATGTATTTCTGGCTACTCTTAACGGCGCTATGATAAGAATCTTCGTTACCTCAAAACTGTTATACATCAGCTCATTTAATGCCGATAACACGATACTGGTCTTACCCATACCCATATCCAGTAATATTGCTGCTATCGGATGTTGCTTTATAAACTCGATTGCATATTTCTGATAATTATGTGGATTGTATTTCATCTAAAATCCCTCCGATTTGCTCGATTCCATCCAAGATGTATGTATGGAACCCCATTTTTTCTAATAATCTGTGTCTTGACTTCTGTAATGCTCTGGGCTTTTCTCCCGGAGCCTTCACCTCAACAAATCCGATGTGTCTGCCAGGCAGAAACACTATCCTGTCTGGCATTCCATCAAATCCAGGTGAAACCCACTTGGGACAAATACCGCCTCTGGCTTTAACTGCTTTTACAAGCTTCTGTTCTACTTCTTTCTCTCTCATACTCAGCCCATGCCTCCTCGAATGCATCCATACATCCGCTGCAAGCACCGCATCCATCAAGATATTCCTGAATCTTTGCCTTATCTCCGTCATGAGGAAACTGCTTGTCACCTTTCATATCCCTGGCAAGGTCACCCACCGGTGCATGGTCGTTGATATGTTTTTTAATCATCCATCTATAAAAATTCATTGCGAATCCTCCATCAAAAATTGTTTGCGGTGCAGGGTGTGCAGGATGATACATAACCTTTCCCTATAGCAAAAAATCCATAAAAATTTTTGCATACGCGATATAGGTATTTGTCCTGCACCCCCTGCACCTTTTGTCATTTATTCTGCAAAATCTGTGTCTTTAAGCTGCAATCCCTGCACCCACATACCAGTTTTTTTCTTCTTGCGTGTGTATCCAGCCTTTTCAAGTACAGCTGTAAAGTCTGCATTATTACGAGAAATCTCACCCGTGCGTAAACAGTAAGAGCGATATTCCTGATAAAGCTCTCCTGATTTTTCTTCCAATCCATCACCTCTGACACAGCATTCTTCTAAGAAGTGCTCAAGCCAATCGTTCATTCCACGGTATTCAGCAATAGCGTCTGCAACTACCTTAGGTCTCTCCAAATGAAAGTCAGCCTCAATCGCTTTTCTGGCACCTTCGATGATCCACGCCAAAACATAAGAACCGGCGTTCTCAAAAAGATAATCCGAATAATTCTTGATGTCTGACTTGCCTTCTATCTTTGCATGGAACGGAATGACAATCAGTCTTCTCCAGGTACCCTCATCCGTGGCTCTTACCTTTGGAAGATGGTTCGTGTAAAGCACTACGGTATGAGTCGGTGTGTAGTCGAATGGATCCTTGAATTTCTTCTCACCTCTGACAACATCAGTGGAGCAAACCTGCTTAAGAACTGAGGTTGAAAGAAGCATTCCCTCTTCAAGCTCAGCTGCAATCGCAAGGCGCTTACCTTTAAGCTCAGCAATTTCCGGTTTCACATTTCTTCTGCAGTTCGCTGTCATAGTGTCAGCAGAAATAGTACCTGCATAAGTTCCAAGAACCTTTGATACCGTATTCCAGAATGTGGATTTACCGTTTCGACCTTCTCCGTAGGCAATGATGAGAGCTTCCTCATATACCTTTCCGATTGCTGCAAGTCCGCAGGTCATCTGCACATATTCGATAAGCTCTTGGTTACCACAGAAAAATAATTGAAGGGATTCCTCCCACAAATCTTTTCCCTTGTCACCGGGCGATACCGTTGTAATCTTTGTAAGAAGATCTGATGGAGAATGCTCCATAGCACCTGCCATACCTTTTCTAAGGTCATAAGTTGCATCAGGCGTGTTAAGCATGTTCTCATTCGCATCCAAATCTTCCACTTTAATCTGAATCATTGGCTTTACGGCATTCTGGACATTTACAAGATTCTTGAAGTTCCTGCACTTCATAACAAATGCGTAGTAATTTTTAGCGGCAAGATATGCTCCATATGCCTTTTCAAGTTCAGGAGTAATCAGCTTTTCAAGTGCCTTACCACCAGCCTTAACAACCTTTTCAGACAATCCAGCTTCCACCAGAACCTCAATGCATCTGTTCAGTTCGTCCCTGGCATCCACGAGCTGCATATCCAGAAACTCTTCCACGGCTCCTACCGCATCCTGCTTGTTTTCACGCCAACAGGTGCCGTCATATCTAAGGAAGCTTGTCGCATCACTGTAAATCAGTTCATCCTCATACTCTCTTGCAAGTACCTTTGCCTCACCGATATCAGAGAAATCCTCAGGCTCTAAGGAAACACCATCAAAATCCTGATTGTACTCTTCTGGCGGAACATATCCGTCCTGACCCACAACCTTCTTATTAAAGAAGCGGATTGCACTCGCCCAAATAATTGCAAGCTCTTCATCTGATAGCGGCGGATCACATTTCTGAGCATGTTCCATAAAAGCATCGTGAGCCTTTTCTGTATTTCCATAGCGTTTAAGAACTCTGCCTGCGAAACGGCTCATGGCATTATTACGATTTCCTTCTAAAATCGGACCGCTGCCAGAAGCTGTTTCTTCATCAGGAAGTTCAACCACGACTTCTTCATCAATGGTTGTCCAGCCCTCGTGCCAAACTGCTTCACCGCTATCAGCTCCGAAAATGAATCTTGCTGCATCCAGAGCATTCCCATCAAAAAATGGATATGCATTATGGATTGCTGCCTTTAATGCTGCATAAGCTGCTGCATCCGTCATTTCTTCGATTTCAAAGTACACATGGTATTTAGGTCTTGCTGCCTTACCGTTCTTAGCAACCATATGGTTTCTGCTTGGAGCCACTGCATATGAAATATCAGGAAGAAGTTCTTCCAGCTTCTCTGCCGTGATCCATTCGTCCGGATCATCTGTGTGGTCGTTATCAAGATCCATGACAACCACATTCGACTTAAGGAAATTATCAATGCTGCGGTAATTGTTCTTATATTTCGCACACACATGATCCATCTTTACTGCTTCCTGCAGCTCTGATGCATTGGTGACCGTTACCTTGTTGGGATAACTACAATTCTTTGCATCAGCAGTTACATTCGCTGTCTGTAAAATCAATTGCATGTCTTTCCTCCTGTTAAATTTTTCTACTTAAAATTCCCAGTCTTTTCTTATTTCCTATCTCATCAGAATCACCTCCTCCGTAGTGTCCGAGGCTCTTATCAAGCTCCCTCTACTGCTCAAAGGAGATTCAGACCGATATTTTCCGAACTTTTTTCAAAAAACTTTGTGGTTATCCTGCACCGTCAGAATTGCTTCCTTATATAAAGAAAAAACCGCCTAAGCGGCGGCATAAAAAAGTTTGATTATTTTTCGGAATATTTAGTTCCCATTCTCCTTTGGACATTAGAAGGACAGGTTACAGAACATCTGAAAAATTCTTAAAAGTTTTTTCGGAAAATCTGAAGCCGAATCTCCTTTGAACATTAGAGAGGCACATAAGTCACTCGGAAACGGAGGTGCTGCAGATGCAGAAAGACATGAAAGTCCAGTCTTCCCACCCACTTCCATCAGAGGATGCAGAGTTACGTGACATCCTCATCGCAATAAGTGTGGTGGCAAAGCGACTGGCAACGAACCTTGAAAATCAGAATATGGAAGGAGAAAGACAACATGAGCAAAATGAGCGAATTGTCCGTGTTACTGGGCGAGATCATCAACACAGGGAGCAGCCTTTTGAAGGCGCTTACTGCTGTCAGGGAATTGGTTGCATCTTTAGAAGATAAGGATTTGAAAGTAATCGATGTTCCGGAACAGAAAGCAATTGAGGCCCCTAAGCCTGCTGCCAAAGCAAAAGCAAAAAAAGAGGAACCTACCTACACCCTTGAAACAGTGCGTGAGGTACTTTCCAGAAAGTCCAACATTGACGGCGGACAGCACAGGGCTGAGGTAAAAGCACTTGTTAAGAAGTATGGAAATGGCGGCACATTGAAAGATGTTCCTGCTGAGCAGTATGCAGCACTTATCGCTGAAGCGGAGGTAATCGGAAATGCCTAAACATGCACTTCTCTCTGCATCGGCAAGCCATAGGTGGTTAAACTGTCCACCATCGGCAAAGCTCTGTGCGGATATTAAAGATGAAGCCAGCCCTTATGCAAAACAAGGTACCGATGCACACAGCCTTTGTGAATTCAAAGTGCTTACCGCACTCGGACAGCATCCACCCGATCCGACAGATGACCTGGATTACTTCGATCAGGAAATGGCTTACTGCACAGATGAATATTGTTCCTATGTTATGGAGCAGCTTACAGAGGCAAAAACTCATTGCAAGGATCCACAGGTGCTGGTTGAGCAGAGACTTGATTTTTCTAAATGGATTCCTGAGGGATTCGGTACCGGTGACTGTCTGATTGTAGCGGATGATGTATTACATATCATCGACTTCAAGTACGGACTCGGTGTTTTGGTAGAAGCAGAAGATAATCCGCAAATGATGTGCTATGCACTTGGAGCATTGGATATCTACGATGGCATCTATGACATTACTTCTGTAAAGATGACCATCTTCCAACCCCGCCGTGAGAATGTCAGCACTTTCACTATTAAGAAGGAAGACCTTCTGAAATGGGCTGATGATTTCTTGAAGCCTACAGCAGAGCTTGCTTTCAACGGTGAAGGTGAATTCAAAGCCGGTGACCACTGCACCTTCTGCAAAGCTAAGGCTACCTGTCGCAAGCGTGCAGAATACAATCTGGAACTTGCTAAATATGATTTTGAGATGCCTGCTTCCTTAAGCGAAACAGAGATTGCAGCAATCCTTCCAAAGATTGACGATCTCACTGCCTGGGCAGCTGACATCAAGGAATATGCCTTACAGCAGGCTTTATCTGGAACAGAATATCCCGGATTCAAAGTCGTTGAAGGCAGGGCAAACCGTAAATACACCGATGAAGAGGCAGTTGCCTTTGTTGTCAAAGATAACGGTTATGACCCTTATGAGAAGAAACTTCTCGGTATCACAGCAATGACTTCTCTCTTAGGTAAGAAGAAGTTTGAAGAGCTCCTGGGTGCTCTTATTACAAAACCTCAGGGTAAACCTACACTGGTGCCTGCGTCAGATAAGAGACCGGCACTTAATACGGCAAAAGATGATTTTAGTGAAGAAGAATAAGGAGGACAACATCATGCCAAAGTTTATGAATGTTACAAAAGTTATCACTGGAGTAAACACAAGATGGAGCTACGCTAACGTGTGGGATCCTAAGTCAATCAATGGTGGAGCACCTAAGTACAGTGTCTCCCTCATCATTCCAAAGTCTGATACCGCTACTGTTGAGAAAATCAAGGCAGCTATCCAGGCAGCATATGAGGAAGGTGAGTCCAAGCTTAAAGGCAACGGCAAGACCGTACCTGCACTCTCTGTACTTAAGACACCTCTTCGTGATGGTGATCTTGAAAGACCTGATGATGAGGCTTACAAGGGATGCTACTTCATCAACGCGAATAGTGCTACTGCTCCTGGTATCGTGGATGCAGACAGACAGCCTATCCTTGAGAGATCCGAAGTATATTCCGGTGTTTACGGTAGAGCTTCCATCAATCTTTATGCTTTCAACAGCAACGGTAACAAGGGTATCGCATGTGGTCTTAACAATCTCCAGAAGATTCGTGACGGTGAGCCTCTTGGTGGCAAGTCTCGTGCAGAGGATGACTTTGCTTCCGAAGAAGAGGACGATTTCCTTGACTAATATGTAACTCATTGACCTTCGGGCGGTGGCTTCTGCAGCTGCCGCCTACTTTTTGTAAAGGACTGAAAATATATGAAAATACAAGAGTTGTCGATAGACTTGGAGACTTACAGCGATGTTGATATATCCAAATGCGGTGTTTACAAGTACGCTGAGTCTGATAATTTTGAAATATTATTATTCGGAGTATCTGTTGATGGTGGAGATGTCACAGTATATGATCTTGCCTGCGGTGATACTATCCCGGAAGAAATACTGGATGCACTTACTGATGATACTATTACCAAATGGGCTTTCAACGCTTCCTTTGAACGTATCTGTATCTCCAACTGGTTAAAGAATCACTATCCTGATAAGCTCAAAGGCTATGGCATTCCTGAAGATCCTGCTTCCAAATATCTGGATCCTGCCTCTTGGAAATGTACCATGATATGGTCTGCTTATATGGGATTACCGCTTTCACTTGAAAGTGTCGGTGCTGTACTTAAGCTTCAGGATCAGAAAATGAAAGAAGGCAAAGACCTCATCAGATACTTCTGCTCTCCATGCAAAGCAACTAAAGTTAATGGCGGCAGAACCAGAAACCTACCGGAGCACGCGCCCGACAAATGGGAAACCTTTAAGGCATACAATAAGCGTGATGTCGATGTAGAAATGGCAATAAAGCAGAAGCTCTCTCGCTTCCCTGTTCCTGACTTCGTCTGGGATGAATACCACCTGGATCAAGAAATCAACGATAGAGGTATCATGTTAGATATGGCTGTAGTTGAGAATGCTATTGCTTTCGATGAAAAGTCCAAGGCTTCTCTTATGCTGGCTATGCAGAATATTACTATAGCAATCCTCTTAAATAATGCAATCTCTTTACAGGAGTGATAAAATATAGTGTAGGAGATGATAGTATGCT